GCTAATACTTCTGATCTTGTTGTGGGTGTTTTTAATGGAGTGTTTTACACTGACCCTACTACTCAGAAACCAACTTGGAAAAACTATTATCCAGGAACAGTTAACGCTAGTGACATTGTCGCTACTGTCGTTGATGATCCAGATGTAGTCTACTCAGTTGACTCTGATGGAGCGTTCGCAGTTGCGGACATCTTCAAAAACTTTGCAATAACAACAGCAACAGGTAACACTTTATCTGGAATATCTGAAGTTCAAATGGACTACAGTGTTTCTGGCTTAACTGTAAGTGGAACTGTTCTTCAAGCAATTGACATATCGCAAGATACTAATAGTTCAACTGCTGGAAGCGTGAACGTAGATGTATTGGTTAGAATTAATAACCATTTCTATGCTCAAGGCACAGGCATATAATAGGAGAATATAAATTATGGCTATATCAAGATCACAACTAGTTAAGGAACTAGAGCCAGGATTGAATGCACTATTCGGCCTGGAATACAATAGATACGACAATGAGCATGCAGAGATCTTCATGACTGAATCTTCGGACAGAGCGTTTGAAGAAGAAGTTATGTTATCTGGGTTTGGCACAGCAGCTACTAAAGCTGAGGGTGCTATGGTCACGTTTGACCAAGCTTCTGAAGTATATACTTCAAGATACACGCACAATACTACTGCGTTAGCATTTGCTATCACAGAAGAGGCGATTGAAGATAACTTATACGACAGATTAGCGGGCAGATATACAAGAGCTCTTGCTAGATCAATGGCGCAATCAAAACAAATCACAGCAGCTAACATTTTGAACAACAGTTTCAACACTGGTGGTTCATACAATGGTGGTGACGGTAAAGCACTTATTACTACTGATCACCCGTTAGCTACAGGTGGAACGTTCAGAAATGAACTTTCTACTGCTTCTGACTTGTCTGAAACATCGTTAGAACAATCGTTGATTGACATCGCGGCGTTCGTAGACGAAAGAGGGTTAAAAATAGCTCTTCAAGGTAGAAAAATGATAATTCCAAAAGAATTACAATTTACTGCTGAGAGAATTATGAACTCACCTTTATCTACAACTCCAGGTGGATCATCTGCGTTTGCGAAAAACGACATCAACGCAATGATGAACATGGGTATGATTCCAGAAGGTTACAGAGTTAACCACTTCTTGACTGATACTGATGCATTCTTCATTATGACTGATGCACCAAATGGCTTGAAGAACTTCATTAGAAGTCCTATCAAAACAGCTATTGAAGGTGATTTCGACACGGGTAACGTTAGATTCAAAGCTAGAGAAAGATACAGCTTCGGTTGGTCTGATCCTAGAGGAATCTTCGGTTCTCCGGGAGCGTAATAAGATACTTTATAGGGGCGTACTTTACGCCCCTATATTTAAAGTTTATAATAGGATTTATTATGGGATATAAAAGCGACGTACAAGCAACAAGATCAACTGCAGGTAATACAGGAACAGCTGTAATTGCAGGACCAATTAGATTAAGAGGAATTATCGTTGCTAACGATGGTGTTGGAGCTGGTCTTTTAGAATTAACAACTACTTCAAATACAGGTGTAACTTTATTTATTGCAGACTGTCCAACTGGCGATGTAATTAACTTTTCTTTTCCAGAAGATGGTATACCTTTTCCAAAAGGTATCTTTGTAAAAACAAAAACAAATATTGAAGCTTTCACATTATTAACTGATAAATATTCAGCGCCAGGATTAACATATTAGGTAGAACATGGATTACTATGCTGACTTAGGTATAGAGATCGACGGTTTCGCTAAAGGTGGTATGCCTGCGCGTAATAAAAAGAACTACCGAGCTACTAAATCAGGTGCGGGGATGACTACTGCAGGTGTTAAAGCTTACAGAAGATTAAATCCAGGATCAAAATTAAAAACAGCTGTTACAGGCAAGGTTAAAAAAGGAAGTAAAGCTTCAAAAAGACGAAAGTCCTATTGTGCAAGATCTCTTGGTCAACTAAAAAATGCATCAGCTAAAACAAGAAATGATCCTAATTCTAGAATAAGACAGGCTAGAAGAAGATGGAAGTGCTAATGATTAAGAATTTTAAAGACATAGTAATACTATTAATTACAAGTGGTGTTCTAATTTTATTAGGTACTATTATTGTTGGAGATTATATTGTAGCATTAGAAGAAAATAGACCAGTAGATGATAGTGTAATAACCTTAATGAAGATGTCGGTTACAGGATTAATTGGAGTTATTGGTGGTTACATTGGTGGTAGTAAATGAGAGATTCAAAATTAATAGAACAGTTCCTAAAAACAAAATATAAAAAAGTAAAAGAAATGATTTTATTTAGAAGCCTTAAAAAAGAAGTAGAAATAGGGGCTAACGGAACTCAAGACTATATTATTAAAAAGGGCGTAAATAAAGACACAATAGCTAAAAAGTAATGTCTAAAATATATTGGTGTGTTGTAGATATATTTATTTATCTTATGCTATCATTAGTTTTTTTAATAACTTTATTAGGAATATTTTTTAGAACCATGATAGATAAATTTTGTTATAAATTCTTTGGAGCATTAGATTCTATCTGTGAATGGATAGCTGAAAAGTTAGCTGGTAAAAGATGTAAGTGTAAAAAAGGAGTAAAGAATGATTGATCAAATTAAAGAACAAATTAAAGATGCAGCGATGCATTATTGGACAGACCACAAAGCAGCAGTAATTATTGTTTCGATTGTATTAATTATTGCAATTATAAAGTAGATTCTAATTAATATGGAGTGTGCTAGTGTGAACTATTATTTTACAGGAGCTTTAATTATTGGATTTATTATACTAACAATATTAGTGGCACCCTTATGAGTAGAAAAACTAATACTATGTTAATTGGATTGTTAGGTACGATCCTACTGGGACTTGCTACATGGACATTAGTCACACTTATAGAACTTCAGTTAATGGTAACTATGATTCAGTCGGACTTAATGTCTATTGATAAACAATTTGGAAGGGTTTATAATTTCATCGATTCAGTTAGACAAAAATAATGACAAATTGTAAAAAATGTAAAAAGGAATTCGAAGCTAAAGAAGAACTAGATATGTTCTGTAGTGACGAATGTAAACAGGAAGCACTAGCTGATCTTGACAGTGACAGCGATGAGTGTTTATCTTGTCAATAAATGAATCTTTCCCGAAATTTCACTCTTCAAGAATTAATTAAATCCGACACTGCTGTCCGTAAGGGCATAGATAACAACCCCAACTCAGATCAGATAGCAAAACTAAAATTACTGTGTGATAATATTTTACAACCCGTCAGAGATCATTTTGGTCCTGTAGTTGTGACATCATGTTATAGATCTCCAGAGTTATCAGTTGCAATCGGTAGTTCAGTTAATAGTCAGCACTGTGATGCGGAAGCCGTTGATTTCGAATGTCCAGGAGTTGATAATGCAGAGCTCTGCGATTGGATATATAGTAATCTTGATTTTGATCAAATGATTCTCGAGTTCTACAAAAAAGGAGAACCTAACAGCGGGTGGTGTCATTGTAGTTATGTTGAAGATAAACCTAGGAAGCAGTTCTTGCATGCATTTAGAGAAGAGGGTAAAGTTAAGTATAAACCAATAATAGGAAAGGCAGTAGATTTATAATGGCAATAACAAGAGCACAGATGGCTAGACAATTAGAACCTGGTCTAGGGTCATCAGATAAAAGAAAATTTGATAAAGTAATCGCAAAAACACATGGAAAAGTCTATAAAGAAAAGAAACCCGGTCGCAAGAACCCTCTTACAAAGACGTTTACTGTTTAGCCCTAAGGTGGTACAATCAAAGAAGTTATATAACCGCAAACAGCAGAAGTTATACACTCTGAATGCCGCGGCACAAAAGGAGATTTAAATGGCTAAAAAAGGACCTTGTTGGGAAGGGTATGAAATGATTGGAATGAAATCCAAAGGTGGAAGAAAAGTTCCTAACTGTGTTAAGAAAGCTAGTGAAGGCTCGCTTGCGGAATATCAAGGTAAATTTATTAAACATGATTCAGGTGGAATAGATTTATCAAATAAAAATTTATCAGAATATTACGGAGATTTATTAAAATAATGGATGAAGCAACTGAATATAAAGCTTACTTAAAAGCATTAAAAGAAGCAACGGATTCTGTCAAAGGTGACAAACAGGATAAAGCTGCAAAAGCTGCAGCTAAAAATAAAATAATCAATCTATCTTGCGGCGGTATGGGTATCGCTGTTAAGGGTGGAAAATTCGAAGGAGTAAAATAATTATGAAGATGCAAAAGAAAATGTCAGGCGGTATGTCTGCTGGTGGTGGACACAAAAACTATAAAATGACCGGACAAATTAGTCAAGCTAAGGATGGTAAAATGATTAAAGCTAAAACAGGTAAACTTGTTGGATCTCAAAAAAAATTACCAGACGGTTTAAAAAAAGCAATTTTAGCATAAGGATGCAATGGCTACATCAGGAACTACAAGTTTTAATATCACAATCGATGAGGTTATAGAAGAAGCTTACGAAAGATGTGGCTTACGAACTAACTCAGGGCATGATATCAAATCTGCTAGAAGAAGTTTAAATCTTTTATTTTCTGAATGGGGAAACAGAGGTATCAACCTTTGGAAAGTTAAATCAGAAACTACAACACTTATTAATGGACAAGTAACTTACGACACACCTACTGATTGTAATGATGTGCTTGAAGCTGTTGTTACTACTACAGGTGGTAATCAACAAACATTAACAAAAGTATCTAGATCGGAATACATTGCGATACCTGATAAGACTATAACAGGAACACCTTCGCAGTATTATGTTAATAGACAAATCAACCCAAATATAAGTTTATATCTGGCGCCTGATACGAGTGCCGTGAGTAATATATTCTATTACTATCTTGCAAGAATCGAAGACGCAGGGGCATACACTAACACATCAGATATGCCATTTAGATTCTTTCCTTGTATGGTATCTGGATTAGCATTTTACTTATCACAAAAAGTTGCACCTGATAGATTACAAGCATTAAAATTATTATATGAAGATGAATTAAAAAGAGCATTAGAAGAAGATGGACAGAGAACTTCTGTTTATATCACTCCTAATGTTTATTACCCACAAGGATCATAATGGCTTACGCAAAAGGTAAACGTTCTCAGTCGATATCAGATAGATCAGGACAAGCTTTTCCATATTTAGAAATGGTAAAAGAATGGAATGGTTCATGGGTACATACATCTGAATTTGAAGCTAAACAACCACAACTAGATCCAAAACCACATATGGCAGATCCTCAAGCGTTATGGAATGCTAGACCACAAAGAGCTGCACCTGTAACTGTTAATTTAGATCCGCAATATTGGCCTGGACAATTTTTATCTAATGGTATGCAACCAGGAGAATCTTCTTTAGCAGAAAATAACAAGAGACAGTTGGGTGCTGCAGTAGGGAGTGTTACAATAACTACATAATGACATACGCAGAATTATTACAAAAGGTTAGAGATTATACAGAAGTTGATTCAGCTGTTTTAACAGATACTATTGTTCAAGGAATGATAAGAGATGCTGAGCTTCGTATATTTAGAGAAGTGGACGCTGATTACACAAGAGAATATGCAACAGCTAATTTAAATATTAATTCACCTTATTTAGATTTACCAAGTGCTGCTACAACAACATCTACAAGAACATCTATTATTGTTAGATCTATGCTTGTTTTTGATTCAACACAAACACCTACTACTAAAGAATATTTAGATAAAAGAGATACAAGTTTTATTTTTGAATACAATAGTACGGGAGCAACAGGGGTTCCTAAATTTTATGCAAATTGGAAAGAAACTACTATTATTATGGCTCCGGCACCAGATGCTCAATATCAGGTTCAACTAAGCTATATATACTCTCCAGAGGCTTTATCGGCTACAAATACGACAACTTACTTATCGGATAATGTTTCAGATCTATTATTCTACGCAACAATGGTTCAAGCATATGAATTCTTAAAAGGACCTATGGATATGTACAAAATCTATTCAGACAAGTATAATGGAGCTATACAAAGTTTTGCGTTAGAGCAAATGGGCAGAAGACGTAGAGACGAGTATATGGATGGAGTGCCAAGGATAAAAGTTCCTTCACCTTCACCTAATAATTAAAAATTTTAATAAGGAGAAAATAACATGGCAATATCACAAGCAGTAGCTAACTCATTTAAATCTGAAATCCTTCAAGGAATTCATGATCTAGAAAGTGGCGGAGACGCATTTAAATTAGCACTATACACATCTGCAGCAACTCTAAGTTCTGCAACAACTTCATACACAACATCAAGTGAAGTAGCAGCATCTGGAGAATACGTAGCAGGTGGTGGAGTACTACAATCACAACAAGTTTCATTAGCAACAGGCGGAGTCGCAATTGTTGATTTTGCAGACCTATCTTTCACAGGAGTAACACTTACTGCGAGAGGCGCTTTAATTTATAACGATACTGAAGCAGATAAATCAGTTTGTGTTTTAGATTTTGGTGCAGATAAAACTGCAACTTCAGGAACTTTTACAATTCAATTTCCACAATTTACTAGTTCGTCAGCTATTTTAAGAATCGCATAATTTAACAGGGAGGCCTGATGGCAGATATTACAGTACAGGTATCGTCAGCAGGTCTTACTGCATTTGGAGCTTCATCATGGTCGTCAGAATCTTATGGTGGAGACAATTCTACTAGTACAACTATTGGATCTATAGACGCCTTTAACAACGAAGGTTGGGGAAGATTAAGTTGGAATTCATTAGTTTGGGGACAAGATTTTCAAAATATAACAGTACAAGTAAATACACCAGGTAACCCTACTTTATGGGGTGGGGATGTTTGGGGTGATGCTTCCTGGGGTCAAATCACTGGAATGGATACTGACCTAGGTGCTTCTGAACTAACTGTAAGTATTGATCAACAAGTTACTGGTGAAGAATTAAACTCAACAACGGATAGTGTATTAGCTGGAACAAGTGCTGTAGCAACACCTAGCTCACCTTCCCCTATTGCAAACACTTCTGTTAATGATGTTTTTGGTGGAGAAACTAATGTAGTTCAAGTAACTTCTCCTTCTAATGATGAATGGGGAACTGAACCTTATGGACAAGGTTTTTGGGGTGTTGGAGATGGTATTACAATTTTTGTTGGCACTGAAACAGAACATATTGCAGACGGAAATGTAGAAGTTACAGGAAATCAAATCGACTTTGAAGCAGTAGGAACAGTAGAAATACCTGTGGTAGTTGAGGGTATACAAATAGCTTCTTCTGTTAATGATGTTTTTGGTGGGGAAGTTGTTGAAGTACAAGTCACTACAGCTTCGGCTACGAATTGGGGTGATGCTCCGTTTGGGGCAGGGCAGTTTGGTCAAGGTCCTGGAACAGATATCTCACAAGGTGGTGAAGAAATTGGATTACCTTCTCAAGAGGTGCCTGTTACAAATACTAATTTAACACTAAATTCATTTGCTAATAATCAACCTACAATTACAGCAGATGCTAACGTACCAATCACAGGTCAAGAAATAACAACTGTTTTAGGTAATGAAGACGCTATTCCAAATACTATAGCTAGTCCAACAGGTATTGAGCTTACAACAAGCATTAATAATGTTTTAGCAGGTATCAGTGATATTGCTTTACCTAGCGGAGTGACAATGACATCTAGTAGTGGTACAATAGGTTTAAATGCGTGGGAATTAGTTGACCCGGGAACAGCTCCGACTTGGACCGTAGTTGACAAGGCAGCGTAATAGAAATAAAATTAAAGAATTAATAAAGGATAAAAATTATGGCATCAGCATACTCAACAGATCTAAAATTAGAGCTAATGGTAACAGGGGAAAACTCTGGTACATGGGGCGATAAAACAAATACAAATTTAAACTTAGTACAACAAGCAATTGCAGGTTATGAAGCAATAAATGTTGCATCAGCAGATGTAACCTTAGTAATGACAAACGCAACTTTGTCAAACGCTAGAAATATGGTTCTTAATTTAACAGGAACTTTAGCTGCAAATAGAAGTTTAAATGTTCCGGACGGAATTGAAAAAACTTATATTGTTGCAGACAGTACTACAAGAGCGGGTTATACATTAACTATTAAAACTGTATCAGGTACAGGTGTAGCAATTCCAGCAGGTAAAACAGTTTTAGTTTATTCTGATGGTACAAATGTTGTTGACGTGTTCTTTATGAAAGATTTAGTAGAAGACACTACTCCTCAATTAGGCGGTAACTTAGATGCTAACGGAAATAATATTTTAATTGATAGTGGTAATTTCATCGGTGATGAAAATGGTTTAGAGCAAGTTAAATTTGCAACTACTGCATCAGCAGTAAATGAATTGACAGTTACAAACGCAGCAACAGGTAATGCACCTGAAGTATCTGCTACAGGTGGTGACACTAATATTGATTTTAATATTACACCAAAAGGAATTGGTAGAACAACTTTTAATGGTCAAGGTAAAATTCAAAGTGTTGCAGAAAAAGTTACAACTGAAGCAACGGCTGCTACAGGAACTGTTAACTATGATGTTTTAACACAAGCAGTATGGAATTTTACAACAGATGCATCAGGTAACTGGACTTTAAATGTTAGAGGTGATGGATCAAATTCATTGGACTCAATCATGGACACAGGTGAGTCAATTACTATTGCGCACATTGTTTCTCAAGGTGCTACAGCTTATTACAATTCAGCATTTCAAATTGATGGATCGAGTGTTACTCCAGAATGGCAAGGCGGAGCAGCCCCCACTGAAGGTAATGCAAGTTCATTAGATAGTTATACATATACAATTATTAAAACTGCAAGCGCAACGTTTACAGTTCTTGCATCGCAAACACAGTTTGCGTAATAAAAGGAGAATAAAAATATGCCTTTAAAATCAACATTTGGAGCAGGATCAATAAACGGATTTGGTGCTGGAGGAGAAGTATTACCTGTTGACGTAGATTATTTAGTAGTAGCAGGTGGTGGTGGAGCTGGTTGTAATAGAGCTGGTGGAGGTGGAGCTGGAGGTTATAGAGCTTCAGGATATGGACCAGCCCCTCTTCAAGGAGCAGCTTTAGGTTTAACACCAGGTTCTTTTGCAGTGGTAGTTGGTGGAGGCGGTGTAGGACACACAAGTTATGGTACACCGGCACCCGGTTCAACTGGAAGTGTCTCAAGTTTTAATGCGCCAGGAACAGATTTAACAGACGCAATAACATCAAGTGGTGGGGGAGCTGGTGGACAGGGTTTACCAGGTGGGTCTGGTGGTGGAGGACTTTGGTCTCCATCTGGTGCTAATACAGGTAATGCAGGTGGATTTACAATTCCAGAAGGAAATAATGGAGGTGCTGCCTCGGGTTCTGCTCCATCTTATGGTGGTGGTGGAGGTGGTGGAGCAACCGCTGTTGGTGCTGGAGGTAGTTCAAGTTCTGGTGGAGCTGGAGGTGCAGGTGCACCAAATACAATTTTAGGACCGGCTACAACATACGCTGGTGGTGGAGGTGGTGGTGGATCTTCTAATACACCTGGAGGTGCAGGTGGAGCTGGAGGTGGTGGTGCAGGTGGAACAAGTGCAGCTGCAGGAAGTACTAACACTGGTGGCGGAGGTGGTGGTAGATCTGCTCCAGGAACTGAAGGTTCAGGAAGTGCTGGCGGAGCTGGTGGGTCAGGAGTTGTGGTTGTCAGAGGTCCAAGTGCAGTTACATTTAGTGTAGCTCCAGGAACTAATGCAACAGCAACAACTCCAGGAGGTTGTAAAACTGCAACATTTACAGTTTCAGGAACTTTAACAATAGGATAATTTATAAAAATATGGCACATTTCGCAGAACTAAAAGTAAAAACAGATCCAACAGGATTCACATCAGACTCTCATCAGATTGTTGAAAGAGTAGTAGTTGTAGGTAACGATGTTACGACAGCAGCTGGACCATTAGGAGATAATGATATGCATGTTGATGGAGAAACATGGTGTATTAATTTTTTCAAAGGTGGAATCTGGAAACAGACTTCTTACAATAATAATTTCAGAAAATTATATTGTGGAACAGGTCATGTATATGATTCTGTAAAAGATAAATTTTTAAGTCCACAACCTTTTGCTTCATGGACACTAGATGCTAGTGACGATTGGCAAGCGCCAGTAACTTATCCAACGATTACAACTTATGACACAGATAAAGTTTATTCAATAAGTTGGAACGAAGCAGGATTAAAATGGACTGCAACAGATCACGAAGACCCACAAAATAATTTCAATTGGGATGCATCAGCACTAGCTTGGGTATCCGCATAATTATACTTGTAAATTGATCTAGATCAATTCTTTTAATTATACTTTACAAATATTTTTAAATCATTTATAACATTTTCATAAAGACATATTATGAATTTAACAAATTACTATTGGTATTTTAAATCAGCAATTCCAGAACATATCTGCGATGACATTTCTAAATACGGAAAACAGTTACAAGAACAAATGGCATTCACGGGTGGTTATGGTGATAAAAAATTAAATAAAAAACAACTTATAGATTTAAAAAAGAAAAGAGATTCAGATATTGTTTGGATGAATGATAGATGGGTTTATAAAGAAATTCAACCTTATATACATCAAGCAAACGCAAGTGCTGGTTGGAATTTTAATTGGGATTATTCTGAGTCTTGTCAATTTACAAAATATAAAAAAGGCCAGTATTATGATTGGCATTGTGATAGCTGGGATCAACCTTATATAAGACAACAAGGTGATCCAACACATGGAAAAATTAGAAAATTATCTGTAACGGTTACTCTATCAGACCCAAAAGATTATAAGGGTGGAGAATTAGAATTTGATTTTAGAAATTTAGATCCAGATAAAAAAAGAAACGTTAAAAAATGTACAGAGATACTCCCTAAAGGATCATTGGTTGTATTTCCTTCTTTTGTATGGCATAGAGTATGTCCAGTTAAAAGTGGTGAACGAAACAGTTTGGTTATCTGGAATTTAGGATACCCATTTCAATAAAGTAGAAATATGAAA